ATGAAACCATTAACAAGTAGACAAGCTGAAATACTAACTTTCATCCAAGAAAAAGTCATAGAAAACGGATTCCCTCCTACCGTTAGGGAAATCTGCAAAGCGACTGGACTTGCTTCTAGTTCCACAGTTCATGGACATTTAATGCACTTAGAAGAGAAAGGTTATATTCAACGAGATCCATCTAAACCTCGTACAATTAAAATTTTAAAAGGAGGATTTAAACATGATTACCAATCCAATAGCATTTGAAAAGGACAAATTGATTAGGGATATTTATTCGAAACAAAAAGGTATTGGAGCTTTATTATTAAAATGCAAATACCGTCCAGAGATTGCACACCTTATTTATAAATGGCATTCTCATAAAAACTTTTTTATCCAAAACGCTGCCATTACAAATATACCTTTAGATGAACTTAAAGAAAGACATAAGCAAGTTACTCAATTACTTGAGCAAGTAGAGTTATATACAGCTCAGTAAACATTGATAAATAATCCCTATATCTCCAATGTTTGATGTAATGATTTTGTTATTATTTATTAGGAGGCTATTTCATGAGTTATGATACTGTAGCATCGCTACAACGTATGCAACAATTAGAACAAGCCCAAGTTACAGCTGGTAAACGATTGATTTTAAAGCCAATATATTCATCTGTAGATGTTGCATTAATAGTCTTTGCGGTTATTCTATTTATTCCAACCTTCACTTTTTCTTTAGTGGCATTTTTAGTTTACTATTATACAAAATTCTTTTTCATGAAAACACGATTAGTAAAAAATGTGGCTACAGGCGAGAAGTTTTATGTGGATAAACAGGAATTTAAACAATACAAGAATGATTTTAAGAAGAAAGAAAAACAAGTTAGGAAGATATCGGATTTGTAATAAGAAAAAGCCGACTCAAATTAAGAGCCGGCCCTTTTTCATTTAACTTCATACCACCAATCTTTACGATCAAGGTATTCTTTCATTGCATTCAATTGAGCATCGCTAGTTGGTTCAGTAACAAAATACGTTAAGCCATCTGGTTTTAAAAAGAAATTAGCAGTCATTTTTACAGATGTTAAGGCCTGCATAGCATCCTGCACTTCATATGGTGAAAAAGCTCCTGATTGGATGATATTTTGTTTAGTTGCTTGTAATTCTTGAACATGGTTAATATACCAGCCTAACGCTTTATCACCTTGTAATAAGTTTATATCCACTTTCCCAATACCATCAATATAGCCGTTATCTGTGTATTGCCAAATATCACATGGATAAGAAGGCTTCTTCTGTGGTGTACCATCATTTGTTCCATAACGCGGTAACCATACAAAATCAGCTTGTACACTCTGTAAATTATAGTCACCATACATATGATGAGCTACATAAAAACCTACTTTCCACCCTGCAGCTTTACATGTATCAATAAACGCTTGCGATGCTTTCGCTAAATCATTAAGATTACCTTTGCTTTTCATCGACTTTACTGTATCGTCTTCCACATCTAAAACTAAGAATTTAGCATTAGGATTTACCCTTGCTAGAAAGTCTTTTGCTTCCACAATTGCATCAGCTACTGATACAAAGCACCCATAGGCATATGCAGCATGTGGAATACCGTATGATTCCAGTTTAGTTACATGCTCATTATATAAATGATCTACTAAATTTGAACCATACTGGACACGACAAATAGCCAGTTCAATTTGTGGTGCTGCCTCTGGCCAATTAATCTTGTCATTCCATTTTGAAATATCAACGATATATCTCATTGTTTATCGTCTCCTTCGTTTTGATTATCCGCAAACCATTTACCAGCCGATGGATTTGAAATAACACCCGCAGCGGCTAAAATGAATAGAATTACATCTACATATTCCTGGTATCGTCCTAAATTAAAATGAGGGATAGTATCCATTAATACCATCCCTAGCAAAGCAAATAGAGCGACCCATAAACCTCTATTTTTAAGTTTTTCTTTCATCATTCTTCCCTACTTTCCCGCAAATTTAAAAAGCAATGCGATTGCTCCAGCAATAAGTGAACCGATTACTGTTGTTCCCATCCAAAACACTAATTTATCTAAACGATCCACACGCAAATGTGCACTTTTTGCTGACTGTTGTGCTTCAATTGCTAACTCCCTGACATTACCAAGCCCATCAATTTTCGTTTCTACCCTTGTTAATCCAATGATTACTTTTGTAAAATCATCGTGATTTTCATGTTCTGGCAATCTTCTCATCTCCTTTTTGACAATAAAAAAAGACCAGCTTATGACTGCTCTATTGTTTCCCTTTGTTCTGTTGTTTCACTTTCTTCCTCAGCTATTGGCGGTGTAACAGGCGCTTCTTTCACAGGGACAATTTGTTTTACATCGATTCTTGAGAAAATATAGTCTCCAATTACAACTGTAATAGTATTACTACTGTTCAACTGTTCGTTTAAGAAGATTGGATCATAATCATTTGTTGTAATCTCAATTACTTTTCCACCATTCGTATGAACCTCTACTTTTTTAGTACCTTCCACATCAGAAATACTTAATGGAAGAATTCGTTTCACATCGATACGTTGAATAATGAAATCACCAATCAATACCGTGATTAAATCATTACTATTTAACTGATCATTGAGCACTTGTGCATCATATACTTCAGTTTGTACTTGGTGCTTTAGTCCACCTTGTGTATGAATTTCAATTGTTTGCATTAGAATGTACCTCCTATACGTGATTGTATAAATAAACGTGAAATAATATTGGCATTAACTCGTCCTAATTTATCCGGTGTAATAGTTATCTCATGCCACTTGTTACGATCAATTTTCCCTGAACCGTCTTTAGATAGATACGGAATAAGATTAATATTCTGTGCTGATGTAGAGTCCACAGCGACTATATTCCCATCTACTTTTACTGTTACCCTACTTGGTTTCTCTGATAGTTTGTAAATACCATGCTGGATATCATGCATATGATCAGGTAACGTAACTTGGTGGGTATGGTTTGGAATATTTATCTGATGCGTATGATTCGGAATCATAACACTATGTGTATGAGCTGGGATAGTGACACTGTGAGAATGTGCTGGTATATTCACTTGGTGTTTATGTGATGGAACATTAACGGTATGAGAGTGTGAAAAAGCATCACCAGGGATAACAACCTCATGTAAATGGTGTCCCCAATTCTCGGTACCAACACTGTTTTCTGGAACACCAGACATTAAATGCATCTCCGCAAATGACTTTTGTGTTGTACTTGGGACTGCACCTCCACCCGCTTCACTAGTAAATGAACCACCGCCACCTGAAGTAGAAGTTTGTGTACTCCCTCCCCCAGAACTAGAAGTCTGTGTAGAACCACCTCCACTAGAGGTAGAATCGACTACAGCCCCTCCAGCACTTGTGGATTGTACCGTAGCCCCACCACCTTTAGTTGCCTTACTATAAGCACGAAACTCTTCTATTTCATAAGTCAGTATAAGAGAATTTATATTCACTAAATCCTCAGGCAGAAAGAACTTAATTACAGCTGGGTTCTCAGGGTCACAATTATCGTTATAATCGTGTGAATCAATATTTGTCGCACCTTGTGAATACGTCTCGTTAATCTTTTGCCTACGTTCTATATCAGCTTGAGTAGTTCCTAAATCTTCAATAGGGTCTCCAATCACCAAACTCATATTTAATGGATTACCTGTAACATCCGATTTACTTTTCTTCATTAAACGTACATCTACTTCAATTCCTAATTCTTCATCATTAATCCGAATCAACTTTCCAACTTCGTATTTTTCCAATTTATAAGGGTCTATCAACTCATAATCGATAGATTCTACAGAATAAGAAACTTTTGGAATGCATTTTTTATTTAACATTGCTTGTCCTGAACTAAATAACGTGTCTACATTTTCGAATCGTTTATCCGCCCATATATACTTGTGGATACCATACTTATCAATAATATGTTGTGGCGCTTCAATATACGGTTTACCTGTAGGATTCACTTTTGAGATATCCAATTGGTTAACTCCTTCACCGTATCCTAAGCAATATAAGCGAGTGATAATATCTGTAGGATCTTCTTCCTTACGAATACCTTTAAGGTTCTTTCTGTATCTAATTTCACCAGTTATTTCATTACTTACTTTCACAAGATTCAATGTCCAAGGGTAATTTCCAATCGAATCATCCCATGTCCACTCAAACGGTTCATCAAATGGTTTTGGAACACTAAACAAAGGTCCTAATATTGTATTTTCATGTTCCCAACTGTAATGAAAATATCTTGTGAAGTCACATTTACCTAACTTCCAATGTTTTGTTTCTTGTTGACTCAATAGATATTCAAGTACATCTTTTGTTGTATAGTTTGATAATTGGTGATAACGAAAAAGCACCTCACTTAGCAGAGTAGCTAGAACGTGCTCACATTTATACGTTACCGTTTTTGTATTTTCATTTTTCACAGTCTCTTTCGGGAGAATACGAAACATTCCAATCCGTTTACCATTATCAAATAGTTCAAGGAAATCAAATGCTGTTATTTCTTTGTCCTTCAAATCATTTAAAGGTAATGAAAAAGCAGCCGTCCATATTGAATTGAACTGCTGCTCGTAACTTATTTTAAAAGCATTTTCTAAATACGCTTTTAACTGTAATTGTTTGTTGTATAGTTTTAACAAAATATCAACTCCTTAAAATAAAAAGAGCAGCCGTAGCTACTCTTTAAAAAATAATATTTAATTCTCACCCATTAATGAATATAGCATTAGATCAGAAATGATCTGTTGTCCTTTTTCATTCGGATGTATATTGTCGTTATTTATACTATCGAGTTCCATATTGTTATTTTTAATTTGATAGTTATAATAACTATACAAATCTACAAATCCAGTTTTATAATCAGTCGCTAGTCTTTGTACGATTGGATTTATTTCTTTCTCTAGTCTTTTATTAACCCAATCATCCTTAGTTACATTCGAAGTTCTAAGGATGATTTGAGCTTGAGTTTTATTTTGAATTTGTTCAATTATTGACTTATATTTTTCCTCAAAAACAGCATTAGATACTTTTTTACCTACATCATTGATTCCTGAATTTATAACGACTAAATCTGGATTAGCGTTAATAACGTTTTCTATACGATTGGACATGTCAACGATTGTATTCCCTGAGACACCAGCATTTATAACATTTATTTTCTCTGAAGCGAATGTATTTTTTAAAAGGTCATTTACAATTGATACGTGACCAGGTTTGCCATTCGTTTGGGAATTTTGTTCTGTTGTTGAATCGCCTAGAAATACAATTGTAGCTGGTTGACCGTTCTCTAATTTTTCAAATGCTTTTGTTTGAAATGGAACTAAATTGAATTCCTTTTTCGCATCAGACGGTATTTGATTAGATATATCAGCTTTGGTTTTACTAATTTGTTTTTTTAATGAGCTTTCTTCATCCTGCTGCTCAGTTGCACCTTTACGTTGTGCGCTTTGAACATCAGCTTTAATTTTACCATCGTAGTATGTTTTCCCGAAAAAACATGTTATTAAAAATATAATGCCCATTAATACACTTAACTTTTTCATATGTACCTCCTGAAATTAACTATATGAAAATATTAACTTATTAAGAGTATTAATTCCACATGTTATATAATAATTTACATTTTTACCACCTTTATAAGGAGTTAAGAAACGTAAGTATTTTATCAGCTATAATTTTATGCCCTGCATCATTAAGATGTAATCTATCTCCAGAATTCTCTCCAACAGCTTTAAAATAAATATCATTCGCCGTATCATTCCAAGGGAACAAACTACTTTTTCTATATAAATCAAGAACTGGTATAGAGTATTTATTCGCTACTTTTATAATAGCGTCAGCTACTTGTTCGAGATATATTCCTGAACCATTAGGGCCATTAAATGCATCACCACGAGGTAATGGAGTAAAGGCTGCTATTGTTTTAGTAGGGTATTTATTAATTAATTGTGAGAAGACGTTGTCTACTGCACCGTAAAAACTTGCAGCAGGATCAGTGTCTCCGAATTGACCTAAAACTAATGGTTTACCAGTTTCTCCCCAATCATTCGTGCCAGCAAAAACAGTAATCAAGTCGAGACTCGCATCCATAGTGCTGATACGTTCATAAATTGGTTTACTTGTACCAGAACTATTTGAAGTCCCCCACCCTGTACCACTTACACCATAATTAGTGACAATACAATTGATTTTATCAGCGATGTAATCGTGATAATTTTTATTTGTTCGGAAGTTTTTTTCCGTTAAACTGTCACCAGCTGCCCCCCACTTTTTAAACGCCCATTTACTTTTCGTGATGGTATTAATAAATAAAGGTGCAAGACCGAACTCTGTATTGATTGCTCTATAATTCATTAAATCTAATGTGCCTGAATAATTTCCATTTATAACACCTTGAATGGCTAACAAAGGAGTCCAATTGTATTTATATCCGGGTTGATCGGCCATCTCCCACTCCACGTAAACCCAATCGTCAACCTCGTATTTTACTTCTAGTGATAATGTGAACGATTCAGTTGCATTGGTAGCACTCGTTTTGAATCCTCGATAAAAGTCTGATGGCATTAATTGCACAAAAGCTGTTGCACCAGAAACACCAGCCCACCCACCGTTCTTATCAGTATTACATAACCAAAATTGTAAGTTCATATTTTCTAAACTGTTAACTTGACTTTTACGTAACCACACAGAAGCAGTTGGCGTTTTTCCGTTTTCATATTGTTTAGGTTTATATTCAACATAAGCGTTTGTCGCTCCAGAAAACGAATAATTCATACGCAAAATAGTAGGTACTAATTCTTTATCGAAAGGTTTTGTTTCATCATTTACAATGAATTCATTTGTTTGATTTCTACCTGGCAGCTTACTTGTAAGTAAGTTATGTTCTTTATAGATCGCATTTAAAATTTTTCGTTGTGAAGTAAATATGTTACTATCTAGTTCTTGTTTTCGTATTTTATAATTCTCAAAAATCGAGTAAACTCCGAAAGGAGAAATTATATTTTTAGCATTCACTAATGTAAGGTTCATAATATCTAATTTTAATGAACCTAAAATGTTTGTATTTGTTCGTCTTGTACCAATAAAAATTGACCAATAAGGAAAATTAGGGACAATATTATGTTTTATCTCGAAGTAAACCCAATCTCCAACTTTCGCTTTAACTTTTAACGTTGCATTTTGAGAGGGGTTATTACGTGTTAACGTGTAACCTGTGCTAATTAGATCCGGTGGTATTTCAAAAGATAGTACTGAATCTGGAACACCACTCCATTGTTTATTGCTGTTAAAGCCTATTGCAGACACGAAAAAATTAATGCCTGATGTTAACAATGAGTCTAAGTCAGATTTCCTAACCCAAAACCCTCCAATTTGCTTTTTGGATGAATCTACCGCAAGAGGATTTGTAACAAAGTGAGCCGCTAAACCAGAATCAACACTCTGATATTGAATGATGATTCGAAGGTATTGTTTCAATAAATCATAACTAAAAGGTTGTTCTTCTGAATTTGTTACACTTGTGACAGTTGCCCCCTTGTTATTTTTAACGCTATTAGATGTAATTAGATTAACCTCATCGTCATAATTAAAAGCTTGCACTTCAGTCCCTAAGTCTTCTAACATGTCATTTGCCACGTCAATAACATTCATTTCCGCTTTCGATGCTACTTTTAATGCTTCATTCGCATTATCGATTGCTGCATTTATTTTAGGAACTCCTTCATATAGTAAATCTTCAGTTGTTAGTTTAGGAGCATCTGCCATTATTATCACCACCTATTTATATTTTCCTCTGAAGTCAAATGTCAATTGTACCGCTACATCAGTACCGCCAACTTCAATTTTATTTTCACCAGGGTTCAGTTCTATCATTTCAACATTCCCTTTCATTTCATATAAATAATTTTGTCCATTCTTCAAAACTGTATAATTCTTCGCATCGATCATTACAATTCCATTAGTTAAATCGCCAAAAGTAAAAAGAGCACCATTTATTCTAAGTGTTAATGATTTAGCCCTCCCGAAAATCTCAATGACAGGCCTTACGACTAAAGAACCTATATTATTAATAACTAATGTTTGTGTACCAATTACATCATATTGAGAAGGTTTATGACCGAATGTAATGGGTGTGACAAAAGGAATTTTACTTCCCCAAGTAATTTTATCCTTGCTGTTCACAATAGAATAAGCACGTGGATCATACGCAACTAAAGGTAATACAAATTTTCCATCTTCAGCTAATCTATCTGGAGTAATTTGTTGTGCCAATTCTACATAATAAAATTTACTCGGGTCATAATCGCGTATCATCTTAACTTGCCTTGGGTTTCCATACTGATCAAAGAAAAAATCAGTGAATATTTCAAACTTCCTCTGCATCTCTATATGAAATCTTTCCATAATCATCAATGGATATGAGAAAGGTTTCTTCTTCACTTCAGTTCCGAAAGGAATTTCACCTTCTACGCCCGGGATACTATAAGTCTTACGATCAAAAATGGGTGTAATAGAGTCATCGTATCCGGGCACACAAATGAAACCAAAGTCCTCAAATCTATATTTATCATCTAATGTAATCATAAAATCACTCCTTGACCACGAGCGCTAATTCTATTGTTCTGATTTAGCTGCTTACTCATACCAGGAGCAAGTCTTGTATTTACTTCATCCACATCTAGGTAAACATGAACTACTACATCACCATTTGATTGTGGCATAGTATCAGCGATACCTTTACCAATTGCACCAAGAGTTTTCTCATTTAAAGGTAAAACTCCCTCTGGCCCAGCTTCTCCGGCACCTTGATATTGTCCGCCATTCATTCCGAAAATAGTAGGACGAGTGAAAATACCACCTTTAGCACGCCATTCTACACCAATACCAGATGGATAAGAGATTTCTTTACCTGCAATTGTTTTAGAACTAGTCTGCAGACTGAAATGTGGAAGCTTAGGCATTTCAGGTTTAGGAATTTTTAATTTCAAATTATCAAAGAATCCTTTGATTTTATCAATAAATCCCTTCACCCCATCAACAGCCTCTTTTATTGGATCCATAATGAATCGTTTGGCTGCTTCAAACTTTTCTTGTGCCGCATTCTTTACAGAATCGAATTTTTCTTTAGCTGAATTATATAAATCAGTAAATGTTTGTTTAGTTGAGTTATAAGCTTCAGTTACTGGATCAATCACGTATTTCTTCACCAAATTCCAAGCTGTGAGCGTATAGGATTTTATAGTTTCCCAGTTTTCTAATATCCAATTTTTTAAGTCACCAAATTTCTCTTTTGCTGTGTTATAAGCTTCTTGCACCGGTTGTACAATATATTGCTTACACAAAGCCCAAGCAATTTGCGTTGCTAACTTCACCATTTCCCATTTTTCACTTAGCCAAGTAACAAGTTCACCAATTTGGGTACTCATCCAGTCATACATTTCTTTCATAGGGTCAACAATATATTTAGATATCAGAGCCCAAGCAATCTGCGCACCTGCCTGTATTAACAACCACCCTGCTTCTAAAACGACAGAAACAGCCGAAATAATTGGATCTAAAACCGTAAGTATTGTATTCCAAGTTTCCTGCCAGGCTTGAGTCAATGACCCCCACAATTCAGATGCAGTCGTGACAAGATTCGACCACCAAGAAGACGCTGTTTCGACAATTCCAGACCATAAATCACTAAAAAACTGACCTATTGGATCAAAAAATTCATGCATCATTTCTACAAAAGAAGACCAAGCTTCTAAAAAATACTCAACTGTGGAAGACCATCCATCACTACATGCCTGAACTATTCCCGACCACAATTCACCAAACCAATCTTTAAATTGTGACCATTTTTCGGAAAGCCAGTCGGTTATGGTACCCCAATTTTTTATAGCCCAAATAACGCCCGCTATTACAGCAGCTACTCCAGCGATAACAAGCATAACAACTCCAAGCGTTGTACCTAATACACTAACCGATACTACAACTGCCGCAATGATAGGGGCTAAAATACCTACTACAGCTATTAATCCAGCAAAAACATAAACAAAATTTTGAATCGGCTCTGGTAGTTTAGTAAACCCATCAACTAAAGTTTTAATTCCCTCTACTACCGGCGGTAAAACATCTTTAGTTAATTCAGCAAGCTTCTTGCCAAGCGGTTCAAAGGCTGCTTGTGTTTCTCTTAAGGCCTTTTGAAGCTGTTGGCCAAGTGATTCTTCTTGAAGCTTTTTCATTTCCTCCATACGACCATTTACATCACCAAGACCACCGTTTACATCAGTAAGACCTAATACAGCTTTAGCCCCCATGTCTTCCCAACGGGTAGCAAACAAGCCAACTCCAATTTGATTCTGTTTTACCTTGTCATCCATGCTTCCTAAATCACCTATTACAGCTTTAAACACATCGGCGGCTGTTGCTTTACCATCATTAAATGATTTCCAAACTGCTTGCGTTTCCTCGGAAAGATCGGCAAACGCATCCGCTGTACCTTTTGATCCGTCTTGTACTTTCTTTCCGAATTCAGCAACTGTATCATTGATATAATCCAAATTATAAGCGCCGTCACGCGTTCCGTTCGCAAGAATGGTGAACATCTCTTCAGCTGAGAACCCTGCTTGTTTGAAGAGGGGAACATATTCTGAAAGGTTGTCAAACAATTCATCCGAGTAATTAAGACCCTCTTGGGCTGCTGCTGCTAATAGATCAAATGTTTTCTCTGTAGATAATCCAAACTGACTCATTACTTGTCCTGCACCACGAGTTGCTTCATTTAAGTCCACATCATAGACTTTAGCTAATGTTAAAACATTTTCAGATGCACCTTGTAATTCTTCATGCGGAACATCACGCATGTTTTGAAAAACTTTTATAAGAGCTTGGTCAACTTCCTCAAGACTTTCACCAAACCCCTTTTTCCACACATCTTTTGAAATCTTACCGAGATTCTCTGCACCTTTTTGAGTTAATCCTAATGAAGATTGTATTTTCCTTTGAGACCTATCAAAATCTATCGCTATACCCACTGTAGCTTTACCAAGTTCAATTAACTGTTGAGACATTCCTTGAAGTATTTGAGTAGCTTCCATCATATTGTGCAAATCTAATTTCTTACCAAGTTGCTCCATACCGTCTGCAGCTTGATCTCCACTTCGACCAACACTCTGTAATGAATTCTCAAATTGCTTTAATGTAGTTTTGGCCTGGTTTAATTTCGTTTCAAGTTGCTGTACTTCCGTAGAATTCTCACCATACACACGCTTTGCTGCACTTAATTGTTGTTCTAAATTGTGGACGACTCTATCAGTCATTTCCATCTGCTGGCGTAATTGTTTTTGCGCTAATTCCAATTTATCTGCTTCACTAGCATTTTGACCTAATTCAGCATTTTGAAGTTTAAATGAGCTTGTTAAACGTTTTTGTTCAGCTTCTAATTTCTTAGAATTCTCCTGTAAATCAAGTAAAGTTCCACGTGCTTCTCGTGCTTCAATGGCTTGCTCCGAAAGACCTTCATTTACTCTTTTCATTGCATTATTAAGCGAAGTTTCAGCACGTTCTGCATCAAGTAATTTACCGTACATTTTATTGAGCTGTTCGGCTGTTGTATTAGTATCCTTAGACATTGCTTCAAATTCTGTACGTAACATTGATGTACGCTTTTTAGCGGCTTCCATTTGAATTTCTAACTTTTTCTTTTCAGCTGCTAATTTATCAGTCATTGTGGCATCTTGCCCCATTGCCGCAATATGATTCTTGTATTCTTTTGCTGCGTTATTCATCACCATGTTAATTTGCTTCAATGTCTGAGCATACTGAACTTGACCATCCATCTTGAAATTAAGAACAACATTTCTTTCCTTATTCCCTGGCATATTTTCACCTCATTTCTTAATAGAATGGAGTCTGATCTAAATAAACTCTTTGTGGTTTTGCTGCTTTCTCTTCAAGTGCATCAGGATTGTTGTATCTAAGATGCATAATGTATTGTTTTAAAAAATGATTAGGAGTGATTCTCCAAAAGTCATCCATACTTAAACCAAGCAACGTATTACCGACATAAAAATAAAAATCCCAGTCCAACTCGGACTGAGATTCTTCATTTTCATTCAGTATGTTCTTTACTTTTTTTCTTTCTTCAACTTCTCCATATCTTCAATTTGGAAGTTTTGACCGTTAAAGATTTCGAATACTACTTGGAAAATACCAGGTACATCATAAAGTGGAATGGCATTTTTAATTTCAGTCGGTGTACACTCTGTTCCACCGCTGCGTACCATTGCATAGATCAACGAGCGCATCAGTTTTGCTTCGTTTTCTCCTAAACTGAATTCTCCTTTTGCCATCATAGCATTCATTTCTTTTTCAAACTCATGATACGGCTTCCCATAAGATTCTTCCACATGAGGGAATGATTCAAATGTAAAAATGACAGGGATATCAACGCCCTGTATTTTGATTTTACTTAAATTTATTTCAACGTTAACTAAATCACTTAAACGTGCCATATTATCACTCCTTATTGTCCTGTAGTTCCACCTAATTCTGCTAATTGCGACTTATCACAGATTACTTGTTTCATGAAATCCTCCACAGTAATACCTGTTGCTGAAGAACGAGCTTCTGAAAAGTCTACTTCTGTTACATCATTGAATAACAAAGGAGTAGCTTCCATAGCTAACGCTTGATCTTGAATTTCTGCTTCTTCCGTTGTAGTAGTAAATTTCTCTTCACCTGGTGTAACTTGTACACGAGGATACCAGCGACCGATACGTGAGCCATCACTTAAAGGAGCTACAAAACCAACCGCAAACATTGGAAACTCTTTTAATGTTGCTTTATTGAATACAACACCTTTTTCAGCAAGATAACCGTAGATTGCATCTTTAACGATTTGCGGTAAAGCTACATGACTTAAAGACAATGTATACTTTGAATTTTTACTTGCATTAACAAATAATTTATTAGATGCCCACTTTTGAGTTACTGTACTATTACCTGCAATACCAATCTCAACGATATTATCCATTTGATAGATTTCTTTATCATAAGTAGGAATCTGAGCTTTGGTATCTTTACCGCCTTCCATCATTGCAATATACAACGACTCAATACCTACTGGATACAATAGTTCTTTTTCTTTTGTTACTGCCATTTCTATCATCCTCCCATTTTACTTACTATTTTTTGAGCTAAGATTTCTGCTATCTTGTCGCCTTCTGCATCAAAAGTATTCTGTACAAAGTGTTTTCCTTTCACACGACCTTTGCCATTTACTTTTTTATGGCCATTTTCATATAGATACCAATACCAAGCTTCATTTTCGAATTCCACAGATACAAGATCATTTTTCACAACAACTTTCAAGCTTTCTCTTAAATGTGTTTTCTTGTTCTTATTGGACAATTTAATTTTTGGTTTTAACTTGCTTATGAAGTATTCCGCTGCTTCTTCTAAGAACTGCTTTTCTACTTTTTTGTTAACCCTAAGTAATGTATTAATATCTTCTAAGGCATCAGCAAAACCATTATTATTACTAGCCATTACTGAATGCACCTCACATACGTTATAAACTGTGTTATGGTATCATCATTCTCGTCATAACCCATTCCATCAAATTGAGAATAAGACACGCCCGCTTCGTTAAAAACAGCCTTTAACGGCTCATAATCTTTTTCAGTACCATCTGTAATCACTGCAATCTGATAAAGTGGCATTGACTTCATAACTTTTGATGATGCACGTTTATGTTGTTCATTCACAAACTCATACACAATGTAAGGGTACTTTGCCGTTGTAGGAGCTTCATCGCGATATACTGGAATACCTGATTTTTTCATAATGTCCCTTAATTCTTGAAAACTAATTTGCATAAGAAAGTGACACCTCCATCAATCGGTCTTCTTCTTTTACATAAATGCGTTCAATATTATAAATACGGCCACCAACTTTTACACGGTAATCCTTTTGATTTTTTTCAATCTCTCGATCAATACGAATTTCAATTTTCTTTACAATTTCATTCATATCTTTCGTTGTAAATTTATCAGTAGCCGTAACTCCAATGTTGTTATATCGAATTTTCCGTTCTAATGGATATCCCATAACAGGACGGTCTGTTTCTGGATCAATTGTTTCCCCTAATTTGAGTAAATCTCCCATCCATTTGAGTTTATTCGTCTTCCTCTTCGGCATCATAAACCTCCTGAACAAAGAACGGTGTTAAAGCATCAAGTGCTTGTTCTAATTCTTTTTCTGCTACACGATATTCATAAAAAATACCTGCACACATGATAACCAGGTATTCCACTTCTCTTCCACATGCTTTTTTTACATATCGTTGACCTTGTTCAATATAAAAAGAGAGCAAAGAATCATCCATGCCCTCTTCCCAATGAATATGAGATTTTAATTTCTCAATTAATTCATCCATATTAAGCTCCAGTAGAAGCTTTTACTTCAAAACGATAAACAGCTGGTTCAAACGGTGAATAGATTAATTGACCATCTAATAAGTTATAGATTTGGAACCCAACTTTGTTTGTACCAGCGAATTTTTCAATCAGTTTTTGTAATTCCATTGCACCAATAACATCTTGGATATGGAATGCTGAAAAATCACCAAAATATAAAACTGGAACATCTGGTTTTCCTTTAACATCAGCTGCATCAGTAAATTCCACAGGATAACCAACAAGCGAATTACCAATACCACCTTCTGCTTGTGTCATTGGACGTAAAAGAGGGAAGCCGTCTGTAGTTTTCATTTTTTCAATTGCTGTTAATGCTGCGCGGTTAATGATAAATCGTCCTTTTTTCATTACTTCTGTAACTGGTGTATTTTTAAATTCAATTAAAGCATCATACATTTTTTGACCTGCATCAGTTGCCTTTAAATCTACAGGCACAGAAGGTGTAAATGCTACTGCTTTCTTCGCTAATGCACCAGGATTTTCATTTCCAGCATCATCACCATTAAACATGAAGTTGATTTCTTTACGTACATAAGCCTTTTTTAGCTCGTCCACAACAATTTGTTCAATTGGAGCACCTGTCATTTTTAATAACTTTTTAGTAACAGTAGCAAGCGCATCGAATTCAGCCGGATCAAGTAGAACTTCATCAAATTCAATATCTGTTGCTACGATTTCATCACTATCTCCACGTTCTTTTTTACGGACATTCGCATTCGCTTTCTTAACAAGCACTGGATACTTCACATCACCAGAAGTTTTTACAACTGAACCATATTTACGTAGTAAGTTCTCTTCTTGAGCATACGTAATAATTTCACTTGCAATAACTTCCGGAATTGTTACTGAACCATTCCCAGCTTCGATACCAAGTGAACGAGCTTCAGCTTCACTAATTCGACCTACTACAAAATTAGCAAACGCCGAACGAATTTCTTTTTCCTTCTTTTTAGTAGATTTATGCCCACGAGTTGAGAGACCCGTTGCGATAGCTGACATTGCCGCTTGACGTTGTTCCGGAGTTAAACCAGAGCGTTGTTCGCCTCCTTCTGGATTATCGGAACGACCTTCCCCTCCTTCACCAGAACCTTCAGTACCAGATTCCCCAGCACCTTCTTCATCATCTTCGTTTCCTTCTTCACCTTCACCATCGTCTTCAAGGTTAGCTAAAGCATCAGCAACGTCTTGTAATTGCTTGTTAATTTCATCGATTTCTTCTTGAATTGCTGGTAAGTCTTCAGCACGTAATTCAGGCTTCTCAACCTGTGAACGTAATTCCACTAATCTTTCATTGCTTCGTTTTTGTAATGCTAATAATAATTGTTTGTTCATTTTACTTTTCCCCCAAGATTTGATTTATTTGTTTAATCATTTTTTTTCGTTGTTCTACTTCTCTATCAATTTCTTTACTTCTTACAGAGGCTTCTGTATCTCCATAAGCCGGAACACTAACCACCGATACCTCAAACAATTCAACTTCATGGATTGTTCTCAACGCTGGTTCAACTGAATAGTCCCAAGTTTCTTCTGTTGCAATAAAACCAAACGAACACTGGTTGATGTCACCACGTCTCATGCTTTTAACTAAATCACTTGCAACAGTTGTATCAGGAAGATCCACTTCAAACTTCAGCCCTCGTTCATCTTCTTCTAAACGCAAGGTACCACTTTTAGTTCGGCCTAACACATTGCTCCAATCATGATTAAATAACGCACGAATATCACCATTTTCAGAAATAGCTCTACTAAATGCACCAGGTGCAATTGTTTCAGTAAACCAATCACTAATATTTGTTGGTGAATTAAACACCGCTGCATAACCACTAATCACATTCGATTCATTTTCGTTTGCCTCTCTTGTTTGAAGACCGGTGATATCAAACGTCCGTGTTTCCTTTGTCTTTGTCTTTGTCTTTGTCTTTGCCATTTCCATCACCTCCCTTCAAGGAATCATCGGTTGCATTTTTCTTACCGATTTCAGTCAAGTCATTTGAAATATAAATCGCTTGTGATTCAGGTGTATTTTGCATAGGGAAACCAAGCATATCTGCAACATTATCCGGGGATGTTATGCCAGTTCGAACAATGTTGTATGCAATGTTTGTCTTCATGCTATAAGTAACAAAATCAAGAATATTTATCTTGAATTTAATACGTTTGCCCGAATTTTTGCCGAAAAAAAGAAGACTCAAATGGTCTTCAAAGTTTTTCATTATTGGTCTAACTGCCTTGTTATGCAAATACATCATTGCTTGTTCAAGGTCTTCCTTAATCAAGGCTGTATATGTGTCCACATTTACGCCTAAAAACTTACCTAAATCCTTTTTGTATACATTTAGATATGCTAAGGTCTTTTCATCGTCTAGCGGGCTTTTAAGCGTCTCTATTGAATATCCTTTTCCGAGTGGAATCATTTTAACTGACCTTGCATCATCGATGGATTCCAATTGATCTAAAATCTTTTTAATTAATTTGGACTGTGCACCGTTCTGTGGATTAATATGAGCATCTAACTTAAGTAAAAATGCTAATAATCCACCTTTTTTATACTTGTCAGTTAAAGTTTTCTCAGCTGACATAACACCTTCAAGAGTATCCTTACCTAAATCAAGAATACCTTTACCTTGTAGATGATCGGCACCAATATTCTTTACATGTCGAATCATAAACGATGGAATTTCCTCTCCATTCACTTTAAAATGTTCCATCAATCTATCATCCAATTCTGTATAAACATTAGATGCTAAATGTAATTGGTCACCATCCAACACAGGAAAGGTTTCACCTTGAAGTAAATAGGTGTTAGTCATTAACTTAATGAATTCAGACTGTGTAAGATAATTATTTGGATTCTTTAAAACCTTGAGAACTGAATCATTTTTAATTTCCTTACCGTCTCTGTCTTCCACAACAATCTCAGCCAACATCATTTGATTACTTATATCTTGTAGCAATTCATAAACATCACTAGATTCCAAGATATTATCATTACCAGCATATCGACCGCCATAACGAACAACATTATTGAAAATATCTTCAAACAAACCACGTTTTTCAGCTTGCCTAATTAAAAAATTCGAAAACCTATCCCTTAAACCCAATTTCTCACCGCCTTTCTATCTATAAATGTCATCTAAATATTCATCGTAATCTTCATCCGGAATAGCATCCTCCATCATATTCAATGTTTCTTTATGCCCAATTAACATGGCCACGAATCCATCAATATGCTCTGGTGACTTACGTTTAGATGGTGTTTTTAAATTATTTATATTTGTAATTATTTTTGCGTTACTTGCACAGAAAATAAGTAAAGGATTATCAGTTTTAATTCGATCTTGGAGCAATAAAATTTCAAAATCATCAAATGGTTCATTCATGTGAGTTGGATACTGCGGAACTTCTACACATTGAATTCCAAGCATTTCCCACTTTTCAACGAGTTTTTCAGCAAGTGCTGGATCAAAGTTTATTTGACGTAAATCAAAATTCTCAAATACCCATTCCACATATTGATTTACCATTTCTTCATCAACTGTTTTCCCAGGACAAATTGTCACAAATCCTTTTTCAGCTAAAGCACGATAAGGAACATTCCTTTGCTGCTCTTTGTCTTCAATTCCAAACTCAGGAATAAAATACATTTGCTTAACAATTAAAATTGCATGCCCTTCAGCATCGTATGTAGGGATATTTATTGATACACAAGTTAAATCGGTACGTCTTGATAAATCCACACCGATAACGCAAGTTAAACCACTCACATCTTTTAAGTAATCTACGAGCATTTTATCCAGTTGATCTTTATCAAAATACGTTTCAGCATAGTTAACAAACACATCTAAATGCTTTGATAAGAACTCAGCCTTATTAAAACTATTGTTCTGAGCTTCTTTAAACGCATTTTCAAGAAACTCCATGTTAACTGATACATCCATGTTCGGATTAACCATCCGCCAAACGTCACGGTCTGTCCAATCAAACTTTTTGTTCGGCTCATAGATCATCATGAACCAAGAATCATCATTATCATCTTTTAAAACTTCTTTTGCATAGGTATAAATTTGTGTTCCGAGCGAACCGGTATTCTTCCCTGCTGTGGAAGTGATGATGTTGAGTGGTTCTTCTTGAGCAATTTGTGCTGAACGTAAGTTATCGTATTGTTCGCGGTCCATTTGAGCATGGACTTCATCAAAATAATTGATATACGGGTTTTTACCTTCGTTACCAGCGTTATCTTTCGTAAGAATCTTGATTACATTTGCATATTTAATATCGTCTTCCACAAATGTGTATTTAATTGACTTGATTGTATCTTCTTTCCCCTTATAAATACGTGTATCTGGACGTAAATCAGGACTATTTTCAATCGTTAAAGCAATTGGCCCGGCTGCATTTTGACATTGTTCAAAAGTATTAGCGGAAATATAACAATCAGCACCTTTTACACCTTCTCCGTACATCGCATAAATGACTGGTGAACCGCCCATAATTGTTTTTCCGTTCTTCTTCGGAACCTGCAAATAAGCCGTACGAATTACACGTACCGCTTTATCATCTTCATTATATTTTTGCCATCCATAGATGTTAGCAAAGTAAAATTTTTGCCATGACTCTAAAATTAATGGCTGCCCTGCCCATTTTCCCTTTGCATGTTTTAAGAATGTTTCTGTGAAATAAATCATCGCATTTGCTTTTTCAACATCGAACCAAATATCTTTTCGTTTCTTCCATTTCTTATATCGTTTAATTGCTAATTTAATAGAATCAGGATATAAGTGTGGGGCTGCATCTACTTCAGAAACGAATATATCAGCGTAATTTGTTTCAGAATCAATCATCGATTCATCCTTTGCCTAAACTCTAATAATTTGTTGTTATCATTAGGCTCCGCGGACTTTTTCTCTGCTTTTCCTTTTTCGAGAAGAACCCCACTTTTTTTAATTAAATCTTTGTTCTTTCCGTCCAGTCCTAATTGCCCCAAATACTTTGCTTTTTGTTTGGACCAAACTTCTACTTGTTGAGCTAACGGATGCTTTGATTCCTTCACATCACCATTTACATTCTTTGTTTTTTGGACTGTTGGAAAGTTTGAATTCTTCCACAACCCATATTTGACGCTGTATATCTCAACTGCATCAAGATAAATTTCAATCAATGGATCAAGCGCTGGCGAATAAGTTCCGGCTTCAACCAAAACATTCATAATACGCTGCGCTTCTAATTCCTTTTTCTTTTCAGCTTCAATTACGACCTTCGATTTTCTGGCCATTCCTTAAATCACCACCTAAAAAAACGAATTTTTTTCAAAAAACCATTTTGAGGTGCGCGTTTGCACCCCACTCCCTATCCCCCCAGATGGGCAAAGTCAACTTTTTTGATAGGGGGGCTTATAATTTCCAATCAAACTTTTTCTTTTTTTCATATTTTGCATTTGTTTCTCTTTCTACAATTGGATGGCATTTAGAACATAGTGTCATGATATTAGTTGCTTCTAACTTCAATGAAGGATTGATTTTAATTGGAACAATATGATGATGATGTGCTCTCTTACCAAAGACGAACAATCCACATCGCTGACACAATCCTTTGTCTCGTTCATAACAGAATGACTTTAAATCTTCCCAGTCTTTTGTACGATAGAATGATCTGTTCTTTGAATACACAACTGTCTTCTTTTGTTTACGCTTATGATTCAAACAGTATCGTCCTTTATCGATTAATGTTTTACAACCTTGTTCAGCACAGTACTTCATGATAATAATTCAATGATGTCTTCTTTCCTTTTAACATCAGCTGGAATCTCAACGTTAATTGATGCAGCATAATCATGTAATTGCTTCACTGTCATACCATTTAAATTAACTACTGTCTTATCAGGTTCACTTGATAAATCCATTCCTAAGATCATACTCCCTGGATTAACAGTTACTTCGAATCCTGGTTCCTCACCAGCTGGTACAAACAAACTTCTCTTTTCTTTGCTATCCCAATACTCTGTACCTGATATTGTTTTTCTAATTTCAGTAATCATTTACTTAACACCACCTATATAATTTTTTATAATAAAAAGCCACATCTTTTGATGTGACTTATAAATAACTTATTTTAACTCTGCAATACCGTTCTTTTTGAAAGTGTATTTCTTATCACACTCTTCGCAATAACAATTAATCTGACGGTTTTTATAACCTACAATATAATCTCTTTCTTCATAAACTTTCCCTTTCCCACATGGACACTCATACATTGTTTCCGTTATATCACCATGAGTAGAACCATGCCCAACACTTAAAGACTTACTATCAATTGCTTTTAGCTGCATTCTTTACACCTCCTACTTACATTATTCAATAGAAGGTAACACTTTCCTAGTCCAATAACAAAAATAAAAGAGCAACCGTGCACCAGTTGCCCTTTCGTCAATTTCTTATGTTATTACTATAAATCATTTTTTCAAGAGTTAACATTCATAAAACTAGGTGTCAGTAAAGTGCAAGTTCTTCAGCGAACTTTAATCTCTTTATTATTTCAGCATGTTTCTTATAAATATAACTAGAACTGTAATTCATATCCTCAGCTATTTCCTCTAATGTCATGCCATCCACATACTTCATTTTTAACACTTTATTTTCTAATCCTTTGAACTTACTAATTAGCTCCAATAGATCATGCATTGCATTCATCTTATGCGCTAACTCATATTCAATTGCTTCAATACGTTCTTCTACCTTTGCACCTTCCGATTCAGCAGTTAAACGTACTTCTCGCAAATCACCACTAATCCAGCGTTTTAATTCGGCTTTTGTTTTGTCTAAGTTGTAATCTAAGTATGCGATTCGTTCCTCTAATTTCTGATAGTCTTTCAGCCAGTCAAACAAATGATGATTCACCTACTTTCTATTAAAAAACAACAAATTTCATAAAACACGTTTATTTCCCTTTCTAAGACGTTTTACCATCTACACGACCAAATGTATTAAGGAAGAAAAATAACTTGGTTTTTTCTTAATCTGAAAAGCCGTTTTTTCGGCAAATAAGTTAAAATAAATCTTTTCGATTAATATTCACATTCTGGTAAATGAATAAGGTACTCTTCCTCATTCTCAAAACACTCTAAGCATTTTTCACAATGATACATATATCTCTCATCCTTTCGACCTCTAATCGCTATCCTGAGCCGGAGCCCAGGATAAATCTTTATTCAGCAATCGTTTCTTCATCAACAATCTTTAATTGACCAGGAGCAACTTCCGTTGTTCCATCTGGTTTAACACTGTACTCTACGCCTTCATGCGGCTCTTCAAAACTCATTTGCCCTTCTGGAACATCATCATTTTGTGGACGACTCTCCATTACTTCTTTAGGAGTTTGATAAGCAAAAGTTAAATCAATCAAGAAATACTGACCATATTTGTTATATTTCTCTGCGATTTTGTGCATTTGAAGGTTGTCATTTTCTTTAGCAGCTGAAATAATTTCCTCCGCCTCTTCACGTGTATCTGCATAATGTTGTTCCTTTTGATTAAGTTGTACTTTTGCCATTGATAAATCCCCCTAATTAATAATCGTTTTTTTATGATTCAACTTAAATTAAACCAATTAGACCTTCTTGAATGTTCAGTGTTATTTTTCATTATTAATTACAGCGTTTCTAGCCTTAGAAAGTCTTTCAGCCGCTTTCTGTCTTTGCTCTTCTGTCATAACTCGTAAATTCTTCATTGTTACTTGTTTTTCTTGAAGAATACCTTTAACAGCTGTTGGTCTTCCATCCTCTTCTTCTAAGGTTTGTAATTCACATAGATTACTAAGTTTTCGAATGTGTTTAGGAACAGTAGAATAAACATTCCACTGACCTGTACTATTATCGAAGTTCAATATAGTTTCTTGTTCTTCACGAGAATATGTCATTACTTATATGACCCCTTTCTTCAGATACTCACGAGCCATATATAAGAAATGATGATATATGTAATTACCTGTTGTAGCTGGCTCAATAAATACCGTTGAAAATCCGTATCGCACTTCAAATGTTTTTAAACTACCAAGTAATGCTTCTGGTTTGTATTGGCTTCGGTACTCACCTTTTAATATTTTGTGATAACCTTGTAGATCTTCCACAAGAAGAACAAATGGATGTTTAGCAGCACGAATCAATTCATTTTCAAAACGTGTACGGTCTTTAATCGATTGAACTAATTCATCTACACCATTTTTTCTTTCTACCCCAGCACTTAAATAAATATCTCTTGTTATGCCCATTTCAGGATTCTTAGGAATTACCGCTGAATAATCGGCTGTATCAATTTTTCTAAGTCTGAATGGAACATTCTTTTTGCGAAAATAATCAAGTACATGTTGGTTTTTCTGTTCCCTTGTATCCACCATGATTTCTAATGTATCCAGTATTTCCTTCAATTCTTTTTCTGAATATCGATAATGAATTGCTGGCATTTATTTCACCTTCCTAAAGTGCGACATTGCACGATTGAATATTTCCTGTGAAAGCTCGTCCGTTAATTTATTTTCATAGTTGGCCACAGATTCTTTTACATATAACCAACCATTAAGTGAAAAGTTTAATGTTAATTCCATAACCAACCTTGCAGCGGCTTCATCATGATTAAACCAATCATTTATTTTTGGATTCATGTCTTGCTCAAAACCGATAAAAAAATTAATAATTTTATCTATCGTTTGTTTTACTGCATGATCTTGGTCCGAATAATTACCTTGCAAATATTTAATAATACGTAACTTGTATTCTTTAATAACTGATTCAATTTCAGGAGCAATCTTTTCATGGTTTTCAATATATAAATCATCTCCATCAAGAACGAGCTTCGCTCCAATTGATTGAACATCAGCACATATTTGTTTTGGATGCATATTACACCTCTTTTTCTAAAAGGGTTATCGAGGGTTACTAAGTTTTTTATTCAGTAACCCACTATAAAACCAGTCATATCAAGGCTTTAAGCCTAATTTAGATTATCAGGGTTACTGAGGTTACCCGTTTTTCTATTAAAGGCTATATATTATATATATTTTTTTATTTATTTATTTTCTTATAGGCTGTTATAGGAAACTCAGTAACCTTAATAACCCATAGGCTATAAACCATTGATATAACAACATTTATATGGGTTATTAAAAAATAAGTTCAGTAACCCTTTAGTAACCCAACATCAAATCTTTTTCCTATTTATAGGATTTATGTTACTTTCTTCTTTTTTATCGTCTGTTGAAAACAAACTCACACTAGCATGATTATTTAATGTCATGCCAATAATGAAAGTTCTATTTTTCGCGCCTTTTTCTTTTTTAAATCCACGAATTTCTAATTGGCGATAAAAGGCACGGTTCTTTAAATCCAGTTCATTATTTTGATAACACCACTTTGTATAATTTTCATATAGTAGCTTTGCTTCAATTCTCTCTGTAGGATGTACCGTACAATTTTCATCAATGAAAGGTGCCAATATATCCATATCTTCACGATATTCTGCGGTCGCTGCCTTCACGGCTTCAGGAGCACGCAACCCTTCGGCCTGCCACTTCATGCAACCCTCAACAGCCCACCGCAACACACCAGGCATTTCTTTCGCTAATTTATCTGGTAGATCATAATCAATCTTGTCTTTTGGGATTGTTACGGTAAATGGAATAAGCATAATCCTTCTCCAAATCCCTTCATCCGAACCTTTTACAATCGGCTTATGGTTGGTAGTGAAAAACACTTTAAATTCTGGTGTAAATTCAAAGTATTCCTGGCGTAAGAAACGAGCTGACATTTTCTCACCACCGGTGATTTGTTTTACCAGGGCTTCAGATAATTGTTGCCCTTCTTCACTCTCAACAGCTGATACAAAACGTGCTCCATCTAATCTGGCCACATCATTATTGATTCCTGAATCATTTCGCTTTTTCAGGAAAGTATCACTGTTAGTCTGTCTTCCATAATCACCAAGTAAATCTTGGATGATATTAATAAAAGTAGATTTACCATTTCGTCCATTACCGAATAAGAAAAACATTACTTGCTCTTTTGTTACACCGGTTAATGAATAACCGATAGCTTTCTGCAAGTAGTTAATTAATTCTTCATCCGGTTCACCTGCAGGTGTTTTAAAAATACTTTCTAAGAAAGCTTTCCAGTTTGGACATTCAGCATTTTTGTCATACTTAATTGGAGAAAGCTTTGTTAATAACAAGTCACGGTCATGTGGTAATAATTCACCTGTCTTTAAATCGATAACTCCGTTATCACAATTAAAAAGAAAGTTATGCGAATCTAATTCTTTCTTTTTCACTGATACCATAGGTCTCACATCCAATATGCTATTTATTCTAATTGACCGTCTTTCACATTTCTTTGCCCAATCATGTAACAACTTTGATTGATATTTATCTTCTGTAGCCTTTGCTTCTCCATATATGGCTCTCAGTGTTTTGGCCGTAATAGCTTCAATTTGTCTTTTACTATCTTCATGCCAATGCTTACCGTTCCATATAAGCCATTCCAACTCATTACAATAACGAACATTCTCGCCATGATAATATGCAATACGCTCCGCATTCCCTAACTCAGTTAAATGAAACTTTGGAGCTTCATCGATAATTTCCTCAGTATCTTCAATTGAGTTATCAGAAATATATACCTCATACTTTTTCTCTTCAGGTGGTTCATAATCAGCTATTGTGGAAGGAGTAGAAAGTATTGCTGTATCGATTGTCATTTGCCCATATGTACGGCCATCACTTGAATGTGGTTTATCCCACTTCTCACGAAGTAAGGAAGATTCTCTAAACATTGAATCCATCTTTGCAGCATCTTTATCCGTCCAGAATGCTAAATGATTACATAAAGCCATGTCAGTTGAAGAATGGTCACCGTTAATCAACATGCCCTGGAATAAATCTTTAATGGCTGCACCGCTTTTACTATCAAACATTCGCTCCCATAATTCTGCATTCGATAAACTAGTAATATCTTCTCGTTCGAATGAAGTAGTGCTTTGCTTCTTCTCCGGCTTTGGCTTTTCTTTCAGATACTTCTCAAATAAAACTTTTAATTCATCCGTTCTCTCTTCCACAGGAACTTGATCTAAGCAATCACCAGTGAAAGTAAAATATCGTCCGTGTCTGTATACTTCCAATCCAAGGTCTACATTTTTCCGTCCTGTACCTGGTCCTTTTAATGGCAACTTACCTTTTGCGATAATGTGGATGCCATCACCACTTGGTGAATATTCCGTGTAACTATTTACAGTTTCAATAACATCCTCAGCTATGCTTGTAAGAGCACCTTCTTGAATACAATGGTCAATATCTATTCCAATGAATGGGTCATCCTTTGAAAACATGAATCCAATTCCGTCATAATCTCCTTGTTCATAGAATTTTATGATTGTCGGAAACGTTGACCAGCTACGCTTATTATTTGATTGAGCCATTTCCCCATTGATTTGATAAGGAACTTTTGTTTTCTTACCGTTTCTTACTTCTGACCGCCATAAGATCCAATGAGGAGTGTTTTTAAGCTCTGCCGGTATTTGATTAAATTTATATCTCATTTGATTTTCTCCCTTTGGAAAAGGGAGCCGTTAGTAGCTCCCTCCTATTTGAATCTTGTTAATTAATTTTTAGAATGGAACATCATCATCTGAAACTTCAACGTTAGTACTTGGAGCTGCTACTTCAGAAACCTTAAATCCTTTTACCTCCGGATATTTTTTACCGTTATATTCACGCTCACCTACTACTAATCGCAATGGTTTATTCAGGAATGTATCAGCCCATTCTTTATAGCTACCAAATTGCATTCCATCTGGGAATTGCGCTGCCTTTGATGCTGCTTGGAATCGCCACATTGCTTTATCCGTAACAGTAAAGTTATCAAATAAAATCTTTTGACCTTGGAATGGTTGGTCTACATCACTGCGAATCTCATAATCAACAATTACTCGGTTATTACCTGACTCTGCTTGCTTTAATTCATAATTAACAACTGTTACCTCATATTCACCTGGTTTAATTACCTCAAATTCCGCTGCTTGACTGTGATCTACTTTAAACATTATTTATTCCTCCAATTTTTTAATATGGTATTACAGCAAGGATGCTGTGCGGATGGAGTGCTTGTCCATGACCTACAACTAAAATCCCTCTGTATTTTTCATAGTGATAAACATCAACTTTTTGCATAAATTGACCTGATAATTTCTTTTGGATTTCAATGAGTTGCTCTTGTGTCATCATTTTTACCCGCCTTAGAAAATTCGATTAATCACTTCAAATAGATATGAATTATCTAATTTAAAGCTTGGATTTTCCTCTTGCTTACTTTTGACATATGAAATTACTTGAGCAAAATAAGCGGAATCTACACCTGTCAATTGTTCTTCTAATACTTTCATATCAAGCAAGTTCATTTCATTTAGTTGCAGTACCATTTTCAAATACTGCCCTGCATTAATTTGCCAACCACGATTGATAAATTTTTTCGTTCTAAAGATGCTGCATAATGGATATTTTGAGCCAGTGTATATCAACTCTTTAGTTATGATTGCTTCTAATGCTTCACGAGGAAGTGATAAATAATTATCTTCCGATCTCCAAAAACACGTTGCATGAACGAAATCGTAGTTAGAATGTATCTTCTCAGCATCACCATAAAAACGCATAACCAGTTGAATTTTACCTGTAAGACTAATTGCGTTAGTCGATAGAAATACTGGTTTATATTTTGGTTCTTCTTGCTGTTTCAGCTCGTCCACGTGAGAGGAATCATCTTCAAATAGGGTTGCAGGTTCATAAATTTCTTCATCATCGGTCTCATACTCTTCCGGTTCACCAGCAATTCCAGAGCTTTGAACAATGACTCTTACACGGTCACCCTCACCAGATACACGTGCATCAAATCCTTTAGCTTTGTTAAATTCCTCTACAAAATACTCAGCAACTTTTAATGCAGTTTCTTTGGTTGTAAAATAATAATCGAAATCATTTACTTCTTCATTCAATAGCATGGAAACAATAGAGCCACCAGTAATGATAGAATTTTTCTTAACAAGATTTTTTACTTCTTCATCTTTAATTGAATCCACAAATTCATTATGTTTTTTCTGCAAAACGGATTTTATTGTTTTAGCCTTCATCCTTTTTCTCCCCCATTACTAAAGACTTGCAATCTATCTAATGCAACAGTTATATACTTCATATTGAAATCATGTAATTTTTGATTTGTTTTAAATTCAATTTCATCTAGCATCTTCGCTGCTTCATCACTAGATCTAACAATCTCTATGATTTGTGCAATAAGAGCTTTTCTTTTATTTTCTTCCTCAGCTTTTACATCAAGACCTAATTCAAGCCATTGATATAGTTTGCGTCCCACATCAGCTGTAATCTTCTGTGGATGTCCTTCGAACATTTGCGTATTATCCTTTGAAGTATCCGCTACATGGTCAATATCAATTACAAAATTAAGCATGAACTCATATTCCATCTCTTCTTTTTGTACAGGTTTTGTACCAACTTTCCGTGGTGCCATTTTCCCCTCACTGTTAGGCTCTACAACATACTCTGTTTTTGTACGAAATGTTACTAACATATGAATATTGTTTTGTGTAAGAGTTTTTATTAGTTTTGTAGTTTCAGGTGCAAGTTTGCCCCAGTTTTGAAAAGAGTTACCTGACATTTGACCATGAGTTTCTACAATTCCACCCTCGCCCATCCAATTGTGAGAAATTGAATCGATGACTACTACTTCCGCACCTGCATTCTTCATAGTAATAACAGCAAGGTTATATCTTTCAGTTGTGAAAGGCGGTGGAAAATCAATATGTCTGAATTGACCGATACGAATACCACCAATTTCAAGATTGGCATATAGTTTAGAACGTCGATGTTCTGTATCAATCACACCGATTTTTTGCCAAATTTCAGCTTCACTAGCTTCTGGGTATGCTTCTTTCATCATTCCGTAAGCAACGATTAAAGCACTTACGGTCTTTCCAGAACCACTACATCCAATAAAACCAATAACCGCTTTTTCTTTTTCACGTTGTGCATCTGTTACTTGGAACATATTTATACCTCCACACTATAAGAAATAGACTCAGGTTTAACCGTAACCCCTGGAACAATTTGTCCATCCTCATCCACAATTACTTTTTCACCACTAATTTCTTCAATCTTGAATTTCTTCTTCAAGTCACCCCATTTAACTTCTGTTTTTAAGCAATCATCAAGGTGGTTTTCAATAGCGTATTGAAGTAATTGTTCTTTATCTTTTTGCTCCGGCGCTTCACTACTCTTACGAGTTTTGGATTTCCCATAAGGCGTACTAATTGTTTTCTGCTTTGGATCCGCTGCAAGTTGTTCCGCATGATAACGTTGGATATGAGTTTCAAAGAATGAAATACTATTGTGGATGGGCTTTAATTCGCTTTTCTCCCATTCAGTAATACGATCACGTTCAACATTTGCTAGTGTTGTAACTTCCTTTTCTTGCGCTTTAAGTGCAGTCAATTTACGAAATGCCCAATTAAGGCTTTCTAAATCATGAATTTCGAATTGTTGTTCCGCATCTTGTAATTCATTAACTTCCACTAATTCATTTTGTTGTAATGCATTCATCGATATTACCTCCAAAGATATTTTTTATTTGGTTTTCAGTGTGAATAGAATAATAGGTTATGCCGTTTCGCTTAAAATTAGCTCGATAAGGATAATCAGAACACTCACGTGTTACTACTTCCAAATCTCCTTTTTCGTTCAGAAGCTCTTCAAACAATTCATCAGTTACTTGTACTTCATTTTCAAAGATATTCAAAACTCCGTTATCATAAGCTTTATTCACTGCATGTACATATTCTTCAATCGCTTTAATATCCATTAGAATTCCACCACCATTGCATATTCAACTGTTTTGCGGATTACTATTCCACCAACATCATTAGCCACTCGTTTTGATTTTTCATATTCAAATTCCATTGCACTTTTTGGTAACCTTGTTACTACTAAAGGTTGTGGATGACTAACAAACAAATTACCTACACTTACTAGATATGTAGTTTTAGGTGCTAATTGTTTATCCATACATCTTCACCTCGCTTAAAAGTAAAATCAGGTCCATTTGCTTTCCCTTTACGTCCAGCTTCAGCTTTTGACATCTTAGGTGTAGTTATGGCTTCTTCTACGCTCATTTTCATTTTGTTACTTGTACGTGTATATAAAAGTGATTTACTAATTCCATTAGCGGCTGCACGTTCAATTTGTTCCGGCGTAAATTTACACATTAATATGTAACCTCCTTTACTCAAACGCATTTCATGCTATAATGACTGTGAATTTTGTTTTTCTAAATCACCTGTTGGCGCAGGTGGTTTTTCTTTTATACAGCTCGAAAGCATTCAACGTTTTGTTGTTCAATTAGGTATGCTGCTAAATTCTTTTCAAGTACGGCATACTGTCCAAACATAAAATACTTATCATCCCACTTAATTTCACAACCATAGAAATCTTCAATTGGATGATCAGGTTCCTTAATCGATTCCTTTTCATGAATGTCTTCTAAAAATATTGCATCGATACTACTAACCCCGATATGTAATGGAACCTTTCCAGTAGCACCTTCCCATTCAATTGTTGATAAAAAACCAAAACTATTTTTAAATGTTTTAAATTGTTCAGCTGTAAAACTAACCTTTGCACCTGATTTAAAAACCAATGTTACTTCCTTCAATTAACTCACCTCCCTTCGATTTGAAACCTTACGGTTCATTTCGTACATCTTGCGCTTTACTTCAATTTCAGTAATTAGTAACATTGCTGGATGCCTTCTCGTTTCTACACATCTTTTTACAACTTCTGATGCTTTCATTAATTTACTTGCGGATAATACTCCGTTCATTATGTTCACCATCTTTCATCTATTTTTGATAAATAACGACTTCATTTTTCGACATTTTTAAGACAAAAAAATAAAATCCCCTAATCTGTTTTTTTGGTTGTTTTTTTACAGGTTATCCTCGTGTGTAATTTCCCATTTTCCACAAAAACTTCTCTATCATATTTCGACAAAACTTCTTCACGATTAATCGTTTCTACCTCGCCCGATACCCAGTAACCGGATCGAAGTAGAAACTCAGAAAAACCTTCTGGAATTGGGAACTCATACCCATCTAAAGTAATGCTTGTTACTTCAATACCTTCTCTGATTATCAAAATGTATCCCCTCTTCAAGTAGATAATTGAAATTCGCTATTTCTACTTAAAGTAGAGTTGGTATTAAAAAAAATTTGATCATAGCTGATTTCTAAAATCTCACATATCTTTTTCGCATTTCCTATAGTGACCTCGTCTGGATGTTCCTCCATTTTACGATAAGTTTGAACATGAACATCAAGACTTTTGGCCATATCACGTTGCGTGATTCCTCTTACTAATCTCGCTTGTTTCAAAGTGAAAATCATCACTTTCACCTCTTTTCTTTTCGCTTGTAAACTCATAATAATCTACCTAAAGTAGAATGTCAACAATGAAAAACCGCTAGAATTCTACTTAATTCATTTGTTTTTCGATTTAAAAGTAGAATTTTTTCGACATTATATTGTATAAAATCTACTTTTAGTATAATATTATATATATAAAGTGTACGGAGGTCGCTACAATGAGCATAGGGAAAAATATTAAAAAACTAAGGGACAAGCATAATCTTAATCAAAAAGAAATGGGAGAAATCGCTGGTGTTTCAGATAAAGCTGTATCTACTTGGGAAAAAGGGTTAAAAGAACCAAGAATGGGAGCTATTCAAAAAATCGCTGATCATTTTGGAATTTTAAAAAGCGATATCATTGAGGATCAAGATGCTAAAGTCACTCACATTAGACCTAATCAACCTGAAATTAAAAATAATTGTAAAGCTGTTCCATTGCTTGGATCAATAGCAGCAGGCACTCCTCTTGAAATGGTCGCTGTGGAAGAATGGATTAACGTTCCAGTTGAAATAACTGATTGCCATCCTCATGCTTTTTTATTACGAGTAGTTGGCGATAGCATGAGTAAAGTAATACCACCAAATATGTTAGCGTTGATAGATCCAGATGTTGAAATTAAAAATGGAGATATTGCTGCAGTTGCGGTTAATGGATTTGATGCAACTCTAAAAAGATTTTATAAATTCCAAGATGGAATTACTTTAGAACCTGAAAGTTATAATCCTGAATATAAAACACAATTTTTTGACTCTAAAACACAAGAACACACTCCTGTTGTAGTAAAAGGAAAATTAGTTTGGTATATGGCACCACTTAACGTTAAATTCTAATTGTAAGAGGTGATTGTTTTGACTAAAGCTGCTATATACATTCGTGTTAGTACTCAAGACCAAGTAGAAAATTATAGTATAGAAGTTCAAAGAGAACGGATAAGAGCATATTGTAAGGCAAAAGGTTGGGATATTTATGATGAATACATCGATGGTGGTTATTCAGGTTCTAATCTAGATCGCCCAGACATTAAAAGGCTTTTAAATGATTTAAAAAAAATAGATGTTGTCGTTGTATATAAATTAGACAGGTTATCTCGTTCACAGAGAGATACATTAGAATTAATTGAAGAACATTTCTTAAAAAATAATGTGGACTTTGTATCTATTACAGAAACATTAGATACATCTACACCGTTTGGAAAAGCAATGATTGGTATATTATCTGTATTTGCTCAATTAGAACGTGAGACAATTGCAGAGCGAATGAGAATGGGACATATTAAACGAGCAGAAAATGGTTTAAGAGGAAATGGTGGAGATTATGATCCATCTGGTTACACAAGAGTTGACGGACATTTAATATTAAATCCAAATGAAGCTAAGCATATTAAAAGAGCTTTTGATTTATATGAACAATACCATTCAATAACTAGAGTACAGGAAGTTTTAAAAGAAGAGGGATATACCATTTGGAGATTTCGAAGATATAGAGATGTTCTCTCAAATACTTTATATATAGGTCAAATAACCTTCGCTGGCAAAACATATAAGGGACAACATGAACCCATTGTTTCATTAGAGCAATTTAAACGTGTACAGGCGCTTTTAAAACGCCATAAAGGACATAATGCTCATAAAGCTAAACAAAGCCTATTATCAGGCTTAATAACATGTTCTTGTTGTGGTGAAAAGTTTGTGGCGTACAGTACTGGTAAATCCAAAGATATTGAATCCAAAAGGTATTACTATTATATTTGTAGAGCTAAAAGATTCCCTTCCGAATACGATGAAAAATGCCTAAACAAAACATGGTCAAGAAAAAAACTTGAAGAAGTTATATTTGATGAATTAAAAAATCTAACTGTAAAAAAAAGCGCTTCTCAAAAAAAAGAGAAAAAAATCAATTATGAGAAGTTGATTAAAGATATTGATAAAAAAATGGAGCGTCTTCTTGATTTATTCACAAATACTACTAATATCAGTAGACAACTTTTAGAAACAAAAATGGATAAATTAAATTTAGAGAAGGAGCATCTTATTCTAAAGCAACAGAGTTACGAACAAGAATTTTCAATCTCAAAAGATATGATTACAACAATTAATGAATCATTAGAAACAATGGATTTTAAAGATAAACAAATTATGATTAATACTTTTATACAAGAAATTCACATTGATCATGATGTGGTTGATATAATTTGGAGATGA